ATCGATCACGATCGAGCCGCTCTTGACGCTCGGCGTGCCCACGCCAATCACCGCGAGGTTTGTGTTCTCGTGCCCCTCGAGCAGCGTCACGTTGTCGCCGAGTCGCACACCTTGCAGATCGATCAGCACGGAGCCGAAACCATCGACCGTCATTACTCCGCCGTTGTAAGCGGCGATCGTGAACGGCTTGTCGGCGTTGGCCTCGCCGAACGCGGCGTCAATCTTGGCTTCGGCGCTCAATAGAAAATCACGCGGCATCTTGCATCACCTCCTCCACGTCGGCGCGAGTCGCGGGCGCTGGCTCCTCGGGCGCGACTGGCGGCGCGGCGCCTAAGCCGATTTGCTTGGCGAACTCTTGCTCGGCGGCGCGCTGAATCATCACCTCTTGCCAGTCGCGGCCCTCACGCGCGCACTCGATCGACAGACTGGTAATGCCCGTCGCCAATCGCGTCTGCTGCGCGCTCGCCTCTTTGGTCGGGTCAACGTGCTCGTTACCGTCCCAGAACCATTGATGCGTCCATTCGGAGAACGGCGACAAGCCCGCCGGCAGCAGGCCGGGAATCAACGCGGCCTCATCTAGCCAGGCGGCGAAAATGCGATCGAGCGCCACCGCCTGCAAATGCGAGCGATCGACCTCGATCGTCTTGAAGTACGTTTGATGATCGAGCCGCCCCGACGAGTAGTTGTATTTGCTGCTATCGCCAAGCGCGACGTTCGCCGGCATGCTCAGGCAGCGCGCGATTTCTTTAATCAGGCACTCTTTGAACTCGGCGTAAGTTGTCGCTGGTTGCTCCGCGCGGAACTGGCCCATCTTCCAACCGGCTGGCATGGTGAGCAGCGCCCGCTTCTCAATCTCGATTGGCTCGAATGGTTCGGCGCTGTCCGACTCGCCGCCCGCTGGCGCGTCGGTATACAGGATGCCCGCGAAGTCCGCCGCCGTCTCAGCCGCCGCGAGAACCGCCAACGTGAATCGCCGCAGTTGGGCGAACAGCGGCAAGGCCGGCGTGATGTCGGGAATCCCTCGCGCTTGCTCGGGCCGATCCGCGCGGAACAGGTGAATCACTTGCTCGGCGGGAATCGCGTCGGCTTCGAAGCCGCCGACGAGAAACACGTCGCCAGGATGAGAGCGCAGAACGTGATAGCGCAGCGGATTGGCGAACTCATCGAAGTCGATGCCATCGACGTTGCTGGTGCCCAGCGGCAACAGCGTTGGCGTGGTCACGCGCTCCGCTTCGATCAATCGCAAGTCGAGCTTGACCTCGCTGCGCAGCCGCTCATTCGTGGCCAGAATGGCGAACGCCTCGCCATCGACGGCTCGCGACATACGCATTGTGCGGAGCTTGTCGGCCAAACCGCTGGCCGTCGCCCAGCGCGAAAAACTGCGTTCAATCGCGCGGTCCGCGTCGGCGTTGCCCGTGTGGATTTGCAGTCGCGGCCCGGTGCCAATCAGGTCATTGGCCAGCGTGTTGACGATGCCGCGCGCGTAGCTGTTGTTGGCCGTCTCGTAGCGGGCGCGATTGCGGAGCGTGCGGCGCACTTCGGGGCTGTTCGCCGAATTGGCCGATAGCGCGTCGGCGTTGGCCCAATGCCGGCGATTGTCGTCACTCGTTTGCGCGGCGTCGTAGCGCCCACGCACCACGCGCACGGCGCGCGAGTGAGATTCCACTGACGCGGGCGAGTTGAACAAATTGGCGAACCAGCCGAACACTAAACGGTCCCCGGTGGCACGATCTTGTTGAATCGCAGGCCGCGATTGCCAGTGCTTGAGGCAGCGGCGGCCTTGCTCGCCAGATAGCGATCGGCGGCAATCTGATCCTGCAACGAGTGCTGCGTCACTGAGCCGGAGTCGCCTGACGCGGCGGCCGGTCCCTGCGCGTTTTCCAGGATCGTGTCTTCCAATTCCGCCATCGCTGATCTAGCCTCAGTGGGTCCAACCGGATCGGCGAGCGCAATAGAAAAGGCCGTGCAACGGTGCGGCGCCGCACGGCCTTGGTATTCGCTGGTTTCAATCGCGGGGATCAGCCGCGACTGTCGCCGGTCTGGTTGGATGCTTGATTTATCCGCGCGATTCGCGCAGGCGTCCAGAGAATTGCGACGCCGCGTGAAGAATCGTGTCTACCGGTAGACAATGCGCGCCAAATACACCACGCGGCGCGCGACGCAACGACTGACCGTGCCCGCTGCCGGAAAGGGGGTGCATGATGCACGTGAACATCACCCGCCCCGTTCTCTACGCCATAATCCGCTCGCTCGTCGTCATGCGAGTCCCGCAGTAGCGGCACTCGCGCCGCCTCTGCAATCGAGCCCCGCCTATTCGTCGCGTGTAAATCACGCGCAAATCGCGACAGCCGCACTTGCGACAGCACAAGCCTCGACCTTCGTCGGCCTTCGCGTCCACGCTCATGCGCCACGCCTCCGCTGCTGCATTTCGGCGAAACTCACCCGCCGCGATTTCAGCGCCGCCGGCGAGTGCGACACGCCCGCCAGGGCGCAGCCCTGTAGCGACGCGCCCACCGCGCAGCCAACCGTGCAATCCAGCCAGTGATTGTCGGGCCGCGCCGCGCGCGATTTCCACTCATCCACCACGCGGCCCCGCGCCTCCGTGCGAACCGGATACTCCGCCGTGATGTGCTCGGCATAGAGGCGATGAGCGCCCGGCTTGTCGCCGAACAAAGACAGGCAGCCCTTCTCGCCCATCGGTTGCGCAAGCCGCGCGTGCGTGAACGACTTCCAGAAATTCGCGTCGTACACCAAGTGACGCACCGCCCGCGTGCCATGCACGTTCGGGATTCGCCAATTGTGCCCGACACGCTCCCCCGGTTTTTTTCGATACTGATCGAACGACGGGCTGGACGCGCCAACGAAGCGACCATGACTCGGCAGCAGCACGCTCGAAAAACTCGACTGCCGACAAAACTGATACACCACGTCCGTTGAAGCCCCCCAGTTGGCGTCGATCAAGCAGCGTTCGATACGCAGCGCCGCGCCGTCTTCCCGCTTCCACTCGCGGCCCAATAGCTCGCCGGTCAGTCGCTCAAGCGCCGCGTAAATCGATCCCTCCAAGCTGCCGATCTTCGTCGCCGTGCCGATCGTGTCGCGCGCCTCGCGCAGCGTGAAGTAGGGCCGCTGCTGATCCGGCCACGCCCCATAGCCCAGCACGTAGCCGGTAAAATCTTCGGTCCACGCACACACGGTCCAGAACAGCAGCGAGCCTTGCACGTCGATAAACGCGGTCAGGTGGCTCGCGTCGATCGGCACAACGCCCGCCTTGTGACTATTGAGCTTCGCCGCGATTTGATCGGCGGTTAGTTCCGCGCGCTCATCCTCCACGGGCAGCGGCTCGTTTTGGTACTCGGCGAAAAACGCGGCCTCGTCGCGCAGCCGCAGGTTCATGGCGTGCTGAAGCGCCGACAACTCGTCCGGATTGAATCGCTCGGGCCAAGCGATCGCCGAGCCTTCATCCATCGCCGCGCGATTCAGGCGATAGAACTCCGTCGCTTCGCGAATGTCGCCATTGATGCGCAGCGATTCCGCGCGAATCTCGCCGTACTCCGACCATAGTTTTTCGTTCGTCGGAAACGAGTACACCATGCGCGTGCGCTCGCCGTTCCAGTCCGGGTGTTTCTGCCGATCCAAAATGCTGTCGGCCATGTCGCCAGGGCGAATCACCGTGCAAGGCATGATGCCGCTGATCTTCTTCCCCGGCCCGGACAAACCCAGAATGGCGCCGGCCAAGATGCTCTCGCGAGTCGCGCACTGCGAAACCGACCGCGCCGATTCGTCAGTCTGCGGATCGTCTGGAATGACCAGCGACGGCCGCACCGTGCGACCATCCGCCCGCTTGAATTTCATCCCGCGAATGCGCCCCGTGATGCCCGCCACCTTGATGATGCCGCCAGACGAAAGTGACAGCCCGTCCGCGCGCACAAATTGGCGATGATCTTCACGATCCAGCCAGCCCTCAGGACGCAGTGTCGGCAACACAATTTCTTTCGCGGTCCAACCAACATGCGTTCGCTCATCGTTATAGAGCTGCCCGCTGCATCGATTGGCGATTCCCTCGAGCGCCGCGATCGGCGCGCACATCTCCGGATAATCTTCGGCCAACAAGTCGTTGTCCGCGATTTCCGATTTAATCGAATCGAGCATGGCTTCCGCATGCCCCTCATCGGAGCCGATCAGGCACACAAACTCATGATGCCCATTGGCCATCGCCCAGATGCACGCCGACTCGGAAAGCGTAGTCTTGCCCGAGCCGCGCGGCATCGCCACCGCGAAGAGCCCGCCAGCCAACACGGCCTGTTCGATTTTCGCGATGACCTTTAAGTGATCTGGCGACCACGGCAGCGAGTAGGTCGCGAATTGGTACGCCTCGCAAAAAAATCGTAGGCCAACAGCCGCACGAGCACGCCGCGCGGGGTCGGCCACGAATCCGACGCCGCCGATATTGCGACCCTGTCGCCCCATTTCGACGATCTTCGCTCGGGCGGCATCCTTGCGTCGCGCGTACGCATCCTTTTTCTTTGGCATTCAACGACTTACGTCTCCGCACCAAGGCGAGCAAACCAAA